TGACATATTTTCAATAACACAAGGTTTAAATTTGTAAAGATATTCTTCATCAGGGAATAAATTGATTTGAACGATGTCAGGATATGATAATAATGTTCCGCCATTAGAACCAGATAATCCAGGCAACATATGTCTACGAAACATACTAATTATTTCTCTAAGTTTTTCAGATTCATTTTTATTATTTGGTGCTAGTTTCCAAGAAAAAGTATGTGTTTTAAATGCAGGTGATTTGAACAAAACAGTCAAAAATGGATTAACAGCGTAACCATTCATTTGTAATATTTGATTAACAGGTATATTTACAGTTGTTTCGTTACTAATACTACGTGCTAATCCCTGAGCAAGTTGTATCGCACCTCCTTTTGCGGCGGCCACCGCCGCTTCGCCCAAGCTATCAATTCCTCCATTACCCTTTAATGCACCTTCTATAGCAGCTCCAACAGCTGGATCAGCACCTTCATCTCCCCAGCCAACAGATTGTGTATCAACTAAGTTATTAGGAATGGGTAATATAACACTATCACCTGTTGCAACAAAAGAAGAACGATCAAATATAGATCTTCTTCTATAATTTTCAAATCGAAATGTCATATAATAGTTACGGCCAGATTGGGGCGCTGTAAGATCTTCTGGAAACTCTAAACCTCTTCCAGAAGTTTGCATTGGTTTATTTAAAATATTAGCTATAATTAATCCAAGAGCTGCACCAGCAGCTGCTCCAGCAACTACTGGAGGTATTAATGAAGATGCTTTGGTTGTATTATTAACGGGAGTTCCGCCTTGTACAATTTTATCACTAATCCCGTTGTTTCGACCCGCCATAAATTTTACCCTAAATAGTTATTTAATATATTTATTGAGAATATTTATGGCGTATCAAGGCTATTTTAAACCAATCAACCCTCAAAAATACAAAGGTAATCCCTCTAACATTATTTATAGGTCTGGTTGGGAATTGAAATTAATGGCGTATTTAGATAAACATCCAGATGTTATTCAATGGTCGAGCGAAGAAATTGTAATACCATATCGTTCTCCAATTGATGGTAGGGTACATAGGTATTTTCCTGATTTTTATGTTAAGAAAAAGAACATCGATGGATCAATCGAAACATCATTGATTGAAGTTAAACCGGCAGCGCAAACAAAACCTCCTGTTAAAAAAACAAAATTAACAAGGCAGTATATTAACGAGGTTACTACATGGGGTATCAATGAAGCAAAGTGGAAAGCTGCTAAAGAATACTGCGATGATAGAAAATGGTCATTTCTTATCTTTACCGAAAAAGAACTAAATATAAAGTTCTAGGAGATTTAAATTGGCAGCATACGTTTTTCAAACAATAGCAAATAAAGGTTCAGCTCAAGGCATATCATCTAATGCCACTAAAGAAGCTCGCGATTGGTATAGGAATGCTGCGCAAAAAGTAACAAGTGTAAGTGCTCCTCGTTTATTGACTGACAAAGCTAATATCAAAGCTAAAATTACACAGCAGGATATTGGTAAAATGTATATGTTTTTCTACAATGCGTTACACAAGGACACGCTGCCATATTTCGATATGTTCCCTTTAATATTTCCAATTGGATTTAAAGAGGATGGATTTCTCGGTATCAATTTACATTACATATCACCGTTGTTACGAGCTCGTTTGATGGATGCTTTATATACTACAGCTAACAACGATAAATATGATAGCACTACCAAATTGAAAATATCATATCAGCTACTAAACAAAGCTTCAAAATTTAAGTATTTTGCTCCGTGCGTTAAACATTATCTTTGGAGTCAGGTTGTTGGTCAATATTTAAATGTTGAAGTTCAAAATTGGGATACAGCATTAATGTTACCGACAGAAAGATTCGCAGGACGTGGCGTTACCAAACAAAAAGTTTGGGCTGAGTCCGCTAAGAAGGTTTAAACATGCCATACAACATATCGAATTTTATTCAATCTATCGGTAAATCTGGTGTATTACACACCAATAAATTTGAAGTCAATTTTGTATCACCGAAAGTTATGCAAAATGCAACTATAACTGGAAATACTAGTAGAGCAACGAATTCTGATATTGAAAATATGATCCGTTTCAGAGCTGAATCAGCGAAAGTACCAGGCGTATTATTAGAATCAGCTGATGTTAATCGTTATGGTGTTGGTCCTCGCCAAAAAATGCCATTCAATGCAGCGTTCACGGATACAAACATAACATTCATATCAGACAAAAATGGCGATATTTACCGTTATTTTTATTCTTGGGTAAATTCAATATTTGATTATAGTGGTTCTATCAGCGTTGATACTCCAGGATCAAATAGGTTCGCTCAATATGCAACTGAATATAAAGATGAATACACTACAGATTTGCTTGTGAATGTATATGATATTACTGGCGATATAGTACAATCGATAGTAATGTGGAAAGCTTTTCCGATTTCATTTAATGAAATTAATTTGGGTTGGGCTAATCAAAACGAATTATTTAAAGTTTCGGTTTCGTTTAGCTTTAGAGATTGGTCAGCTGCTAACGTAAATAATTCTAATGCAGTTAGACCAGAAGATGTTCCTGGAATATCTTTACCTCAAGGATATTCAACAGCTGTACCTACACCGCAGCAGAAACCTATTACACCTGCGCCTGACCCAACACAAAACCATTTAAATTCGCAAGGTAATTTCAATAGCCCAACTAATAAAGATGGAACTCAACTACCAACATTTTCTTGGTTCTAAGTTAAATTATTAACAACTGGAGTATATAATGTCACTACCGAAAATTAATTATCCAACGTTTACTGTCGAAATTCCATCTACAAAAAAGAAAACGACTTTTAGACCATTCCTGGTTAAGGAAGAGAAAATTCTTTTGATGGCAAAGGCTTCTGAAGATGAAACTGATATTCTTCTTGCTATCAAACAAATCGTAAACAACTGCGCTATTGACCCTAAGTTTGACGTTAATCAACTCGCTATTTTTGATATGGAATATTGTTTCTTAAAAATCAGGGCTGCTTCTGTATCAGATGTAATTTCAGTATCGTATAACGATTTTGAAGATAAGAAAAACTATGATTTTGAAATCAAGCTTAATGACGTTACAGTGGAATTTCCGAAAGAAATTACAAACACGATTAAGATAACACCAACAACTGGCATAACATTAAAGTATCCTTCATCTTCGCTTTACGAAGATAAAGAGTTTTTGAACTCTGGCGAAGAAACATTCTTTCAGTTGATTATTCGTTGTATCGATAAAATTTACGAAGAAGATAATATGTACGATGCCAAAAATTATACAAACAAAGAACTTGAAGAGTTCCTTGAAAGTTTAGATGTTAAAACATTTGAATCAGTACAAAATTTTATGCTTAATCAACCATCATTGAAATATGTGATTGAATACAAGAACAGTTTGGGTAATGATCGTAAAATTGAATTGAAATCATTGACCGATTTTTTTACGTTTCGCTGAGTCATAACAGTTTAGAGAACTATTACAAAACAGTATTCTCTTTGGCTCAGCATCATAAATATTCTATAAGTGATATTGAAAATCTTATACCATTCGAACGTGACCTATATGTTGAAATGTTAATGCAATTCCTCCAACAACTAGAAGAACAACAAAGGTTGCAAAATGGCTAAATTTGGAAACAGAACAGACGAAGAACCAGTTCCTCCAGTAGAACGCGAATTTACTCCAAAATCACGTTTGGTTCCTCCAGTGGGACAAATATTATCTTCTTCGCCACCGCCAGCTCCTCCACAACCTGCACCTCAAGTAACTGTTGTCGAGGTTGCATCACCTCAACAGGCTCAGGTTCAAATTACCGCACAGGCGCAAGCCGCAGCAGCGACAGCGCAGGTTGCTCTTGATACTCAGGCGTTTGATCAACAGGTCAAAAAAGAAGATGAACATTGGATGAAATCTTTTTGGAGACCAGCTATGGGTTGGCTCTATATGCTTATCTGTTTCGTAGACTTCGTAGCTTTTCCTGTTATCGCAATGTTCATGCCAATTATACTGAAAGGCTCAGGTATTCAAATGCAATACGTAGCATGGCAATCATTAACGTTGTCCAATGGCGGATTGATTCACCTTGCATTTGGTGCTATTCTTGGCGTTACTTCATATACACGTGGGCAAGAAAAGATAGCAGGAAAATAATAAATGGCAAGACGTCCAACCAAACCAGGTGCGCCATTAGGTGATATACCTTCGGATATGATGACTCCTGCTATCAGAGCGCAAATCGAAGCTGCAAAAGCTCAAATAGCGGCTGCAGCTACAGCTGAAGAAGCAGCAACAGAACTTAAAGAAGCTGCTAAAGAACAAAAAGAAACTTCAAAGAAAGAGTTTAGAGAAAAAGCTAAAAAGGTTAGTGATAAAGATATCCGTATCACCTATCCAGCTCTCAGTAAATTAATCAAAGCTGCTATTGCTGAAAGAGATAAAGGTAAAGACAGTAAAGAAGCTGCTGAACAAAACATTAGGCTTGATGAAGTAGCAGAGCGTGTTAATATTGGTAATGAAAAATTAACATCGCTTATTACAGGACAAAAAGAATCAAATAAGATACTTGGTGAAGTTTTAAAGACACTTGTTGACATTAAAAAAGAAGGTTTGGGTGGTAAAAGTTCATTAGCTGAAAATTTATTAGACGCTGCTGGCAATGCTATCGGTGCTGGAGGTGGAGAAGGTAAAGGTAAACCACCATCAGCAGCTGCACCAAATGCCAAGCCTAGTGTAATGCAAAGAGCTGGTGGTTTAGTTAGAGGAGCTGGTAATCTTCTTTGGAAAGCAAAAGGTGGACTTGGTGCAGTTCTTGGTGGCGCCGCGCTCGATTATGCTGGAAACAAACTAACTGAATCTGGTCATGAAAAACTTGGAGCCGGTGCTAACATACTTTCATCTATAGTAGGTGGCGCAGGGCTGGGTATGGTTGGGGGTCCTTGGGGTGCTCTCGCAGGTGGTATAGCTGGTGGCGCGTCAGGTTTATATCAAAATTGGAGTAAATTAACTGGCGGCGGAAATGAACAATCTGCAGCTGTAAAAGAACTTGAAAATAAATCAAAAACAACTCAAAATGGTGTTTCAGTTAATAGAGGAGCATCAGTATTTCCACCAACTCCGACAGTTTCAGCTTTAACTCCAACTACACCTTCATTGTTAACAACTAGTGGTGGAGGAGGAAATACTGGTGGTGGAGGAGGCGGAGGAGGAGGTGGTCCTGCTACTGAATCACAAAAAGAATATTATGATAAAATGTATAACGCCCTGCTCACAGCAGCTAAAGAAAAAGGCGTCGCTAATCCAGAAGTAGTAGCAAAACTCGGTGCTACACAAACTGCTCTTGAAACTGGCTATGGTAAACATATGGTCGGCAACAATGCATTTGGTATCAAAGCAGGCAAAAACGATACAAGTGTCGGAGCTAGTACACAAGAGTTTGAAAATGGAAAGATGGTTACTAAAAACCAAAATTTCAAATCTTATAAAGATGTTACAGAATCAGCTGGCGATTACATCGATTTTCTTCAAAAAAATCCTAGATATAAAGGAGTTCTTGCTGCTAAAAATATAGATGAAGCAATATCAGCACAATCGAAAACAGGCTATGCAACTGATCCAAATTATGGTGAAAAGCTTGCAAGTATAAACACTAAAATGAGTGCACCTGTAGGAACAACAAGTGCTGATGCTGGTCCTGTATCAAAAACACAAGCGATGGCTGCTAAAACTGGTGAAGCAGATGATACAAAAAGTCGTTTCGCTACAGGAACTCTAGCTCAATTTAATATGAAAGATTCTTCGCATATTCAAGGATTGCAACCTGATTTTGCTACAAAACTTGGTTCTTTCTTATCAGCAGCACAACAGGCAGGTCACTCAATTGGCATTGCTTCTGGTTATCGTAGCCCAGAAAGACAAGAGCAATTATTTCGTGAAGCAGTTAAAAAATACGGCAGCGAAGAAGCTGCAAGAAAATGGGTTGCACCTCCTGGTCGTTCAAACCATAATAGAGGTTTAGCCAGCGATTTAAGTTATTCAAGCGATGCAGCTAAATCATGGGCGCATCAAAATGCTAGTAAGTTTGGGTTAAACTTTAGAATGGCTCATGAGCCATGGCATGTTGAAGGTGGTGGTGGCGGCGGAGAACCTGATTCTCCTGCAGAATCAGCAACTCAAGTAGCACGTGCTGGTCCACTATCACCTGCTCGTCAAACAGCTATGATGGAAAGAGGAACTACTATTGGTGGTCCAATGGGCGCTCGAATGGGTGGTGGTCCTGCAGGAATGGGTGGTCCTAATTTAGGTATGATTGGTGGTATGTTAGGTGGAGCTCTTGGCGGAAGATCTGGCAGTCTATTTGGATCTATCGCTGGTGGATTACTACAAGGAGCTGTCTCTCAATCAGGCAATCAATTAGCTAGGTCATCAGCTGCTGATCAAATGGGTCAAAGAGAACCTAAACAAGTTATGCAACAAACTCAAGGCGGTGGTGGCGGTGCACCAAATATTGGTAAACCTTCCGAATCAGATGCTAACCAACAAAACGTCGTTGGTAATGTGGAACCTGTTGATGCAGCTACAAGGTTCAGAAAACTTTTTGGTATAACAGCATAAAAAAAGGGAGCCGAAGCTCCCTTTAATCTTAAACAGTGAGTTTCTTAAAGAACTCATCCATATCTTCTTCATCTTCATCAAACTTAGGTGCAGGAGCAGCCTTAGCCTTCGGAGGTGCTTCCCATGGTGTATCAACTTCAGCGTCATCAATTGCAGTAGCACGTGCTGCAGCTGCAGAACCAGAAGCAATAACCTTAACCAACTTTGCCTTCAACTCATCATATGACTTAAAGATAGAAGGATCAAGGAATTCCTGGAGAGAATAAGTCTTCTTCCAGATTGATTCCATCTCAGCATCATCATCTGACAATGGACCTGCCTTAGCAAACTCAGACTTATCATAATTACGATAACCATCGACGTTACGAATCTTGAGTTTAAAATTAGCGCCAGACCAAAGATCAAATGGGTTCATAGCGTCTTCATCAGCAAACTGAGGATTCATTGCCTCATTAAGCTTATCAAAGAGCTTCTTGCCATACTTAAACAAGAACACCTTGCCTTCGTTCTCAGGATTCTGCTGATCAGTGATCACAAGAACATTAGAGATGAAAGTCAGCTTGCGCTTACGTTCACGTGCAATCTTCTTATCTGATTCAAGACCAGAGTTCCAAAGCTCTGAGTTGGCTTCGCAAACAGGGCACTTATGAGAACTACCCTTTGTAGTAGGACAATTCTCAATTAACCAAGAACCAGTCGGACCCTTGAAACCATGAGAAAATGTACGAACGAAAGGCATATCTTCTTCGCCAGGCGCAGGAAGAAAACGAATTACGGCGTACCCATTACCCGCCTTATCAACGTTTGGATACCACATACGATCGTCTTTGGAATTATCGAATTGACCACCTGAAATCTTTGTGAGTTCAGCGGTAAGAGCTTCGAGTGACTTCTTACCAGAGTTAGCTTTAAGCTTTGCAAAATCTACCATTTGTATTCTCCGTATTGTTTGTATTAATCTTGTCGTGTTGGACTGTATAATCGCCCAACACAGTATTTAGTATAACCCTACGAGCCGAATTTGTCAAGTACAATATTTTTTACCTTCTCACGATCATATTGTATAAAGGGACGGTATTTCATAATTTTGTTCAAGACATCTTCGACTGTAGGATCATATTCAAACCTCTTTGACCAGTACGCAGAACATTTAACAAGATCAACGAGGAGTACCAACGTTTCAAGACTAATCTCCTCGCGGATAAAAAGCTTTATGACGTATGGATGTGTTTGGTCCATCACTTTGAAATTGGAATCAAAATCCGCATTCAGCTTGGACAATTCTTCTTTGAAGAGGTAAATCAAAGACTGCTGTCGCTTGGCCCAACCTCTATAAACATCTTCAGATTCAGAAGAATATGCAATTTCTTTTATCCAAAGCTTTGGATTTTTTACCAAATTAGATAAGATATAGTTTCGTGGATCAGGGTGTTTAGCCACCTTCATAAAGTATAGCTTATCTTTTCTAGCGTCGAATGAGCTGACGTTTAGCTTGCTCTTGCCATTGTATTTGAAATAATTGTATGAAGGTTTCGTGAAATGATTTTTAAGAGCGATATACTCTTTGTAGCATTCAAAAGCAGACATCATTAAACACCTTATGGTACAGTCAATTGAACCCAAGTACTATTTGCCGCCATGAAATAATTACCAGCAGTAATCATATCCGCTGTAGGTTTAGTCATTGTAAATTTAACTGTTGAGTTTGAAAGAGATACGGTGGTTGAATTAACGCATGCATTAACAGTACTATTACCAACAAACACAGCAGTCGAATTAATAACAGTTTTAACTGTTGTATTGCCAATATTAATAGAATAAGGACTTACTGTCAATGAAAAAGTATTTGATGGATATGCAGTATTAGAAAAAGTATGAGTTATGTCGATAAGTTCAGGGTATATCGATGTTTTTTGTTCCAATGTCGTTGGATTCTGAGGTAAACCATAATAATCTCCATCATATGTACGAAATTGCGCGTATACACATCTTGCAGTAAGACCAATAGTAGGTATATTTACTGTTGCGTTAGCAACAATAACGGCGTTGCTTTCATTTGGCCCGCCATTACCATTTTTACCAGATAAATTAAAACCAACTTGAGTGGGCGGTGCCTCTACAAAATTATTATCTTTGGTTAATGTTCCACTATCAGTTTGAAAAGTATTATTATCGTCTAAAAATAAATATTTCATATGCTTACCTTATTATAGTAGTCTGCTAAGAAATCACCAAGCTGTTTATCCATCTCAGGACCAGCTCCATTCTCAGAAGTGTATGTTAGATACAACTGCCAGATCTTCTTATCAAGAGCTTCGAAGGTTTCGAACTTTGATTCGTTCTTACCTTCCATAACAGTAAATCCCTTCTCTTCGAGGTATTCAACTAGGTCCGATTCCTCAAAGTCATCGAGATCAAAATCAACATCAACCTCTACACATGCTGTTTTTCTTGTACTACGATACCCCATCAATTATTTCCTTTTTGTTGCATATAACGAACGTACAAACCTTTCTCTCGTCCGTGCGCTTCTATTTCCCAAGGGAAATCCCAGTAATCGACTTTGTCTGGATCAATAACCTCTGTTTTCCATTTGGTTTTATTAGATCTAGCGTAGTCTTTTAATTCGCCCTTGGCGTATTGTTTTACGTGAACCATTTCGTGGGCAAGAGCGAGCAACATATTACGTTTCCCTAAACTAGGATCAACCGTAATTGTAAATTCTTTTGCTCTGTAATTGTTGTCTTCCCACTCACAATATGCATATTCGTTTTTACCAGATAATGATTTATCAAATTCTAGTGTTATTTCAACTTTATGATAAAGATTTTCGCCGAGTAGTTGTTTACCGTAAAATTTTATCGCTTCTTTGCATATTTTAAGTTGAACTTTAAACGGTTTACCGATTGTCTTGAGGTACATGACAGTCTCCTCATTTTCGAGTTCCCGTTTTTATTTATTCATAGTATAAGATATTTGTTTTCCAACCAAAATAGACTTAATAGGAAGAATTGTTTCGAGTTTATCCATAGCTTCTTTGATGTGAGGTTTATCATAATTGTTTACGATAATAACACCATTATTTTTCAATAAGAAAAATACACAGATGCCATCGATAATCATTTTTTCTGTTGCGTGATTTAGGTCAATGTAGATGAAATCATATTTGCGATCTTCTTTGATAAAGATTGGCAAATAATAACGACTATCCCCATTATGGCTGTGTATCTTTTCTGGGTTTTTTGAAAGAGATAAATTTCTGATATAGGATGCTTGAAGCTTTTCTGTATCTTTATGGTCGAATGTATCAACAACATCCATCCTACTTTCTAATGGTCTTAGAAAATTATCAGATATACAACAAGTCGTCATACCTTCATATGCACCAATCTGCAATATACTAATAGGTTGTAGAAAATTGATTCCTACGAGGCTAAATGTTTCAGCCCAATGTGGTGCATGCTCTGAAAAATTATCAACAGTAAAAGCTCTATCCTCTGTTGGGGGAAGCTTCGAAAGATCCATACCTTCTAGAAACTTAGGAAAGTATTCTCTGTTTGCACCATAAGTGTCTCCCCTCTGTTCATTTGTAAAGTTGTAAGATACCCTTTGAAGTCCTACCTCGGATACAACGAATGGAGGGTCCATCATTTTAAAATCAAGATTGAACTTGTTTCTCAATCCAAGCAGACCATCGATAGGCATGAGGATCTGACCAATTCTATCAAGTTCATCTAGCATCATCTGTGCTGTCTTAGGAGTGATAGCGTAGGCATGAGCTCCCTTGAAAAATTGGATATCTTGTCTATCGATATCATCGATGTATTTCACAGGAAAATTGTAATCGGTGTGCTCATACACAAGTGGACCAAGAACAACGAGCTCACCATCATTGCATTCAATCTTGCTATAATCAGCCTTGACTACACAATCGTGTTCGAAAACAACTCCGACTTCATCTGACTTGGCAATTTCTTTCCAAGTATTGATATGTCCGATTGTTGTACAATATTCAGAAGCGTACATGTCTGTATTGATTTTATATCCGTACCGACGCATCAATTCTCGATTGGTTTTATCGCAAACACCTTGGAACAATACAGCATCAAGCCCAAATTTCTTACAGCTTTCCAAACACTCATTTGCGTATTCGATAGATTTTTCTCTATCAATGTAAAGGATATATGTCTTCATATCGGCAATCTAGCTCCACGTTTCAAAATATTCAAATTCTCAGCTTCATTCTGAATTTTTGCTTTGATGGCAGGATCTTTTTTAATCAAATTTGCAATATATTCAACTTCAATTTTATTGGTATCACACCAATGAATAACTGCTTCTATATATTCCATGTTCTTTGTAAGATGAAGATTTTCTATCTCTTCAATAAAATTATTACTCATTTGGATCATATTCATAACCTTTAATCAATCTAATACCAAAATATATCATATCACTAGCAACCAATATGCAAAACATTATACCAGCAAATTCCCAAAAGCTAGGAAATTTAGCTAGGCATAGTGCCATGTATATTACAAATTGGGAAAGAACAACAATTAAAATGCCGACTGGAACGTCTTTGATTTTTTTCACAATCACCTCAAAATGGTAGGCGTGCAAGGATTTGAACCCTGTCAAGAACAGTCATCTACTGCTAAAGGCTTTATAAGTGCCTCCCGTGTACCAACACCCACGCCCTAATTACTAAAATCTATGTTATTTATAATGGCGGACCCTGAGCGATTCGAACGCCCGACCCACGGAGTAGAAATCCGTTG